CGCATCCAGGTAACGAGGTTGCGCTGGTCGAGACCCGTCTCGCTGATGGGCGCAGTCAGTGCAGTCGCCATGATGGCCTCCTATTAGTCGGCCACCGCGGCGTGCCACACAGTGACGAGGCCGTGGTCCTTGTAGTCGTCCTGATCGGACGCGCCCGTCCCGAAGCGCAGCTTCGAGATGTTGTACCACTGCTTGATGGCGAGGCCGTGCTTGCGCTTGTAGTCGAACTCGTCGTCCACGGTGGTCGGACGCATCGCCCACACCTTGCCGAGCACCTGGGCTCCGCAGAGGTAGAACGGGGCCACGTCGATCGAGTGGCCGGACGTTGCCGCCGTCAGCACCTCGATATCCTCGATCTCGTAGATCGGGGTGTTGTCGACCACGAGGTCGGCGCCCGTGAAGATGGGGTTGTCCATACCTCGGGAGGCGGCCTCACGCAGCTCCTGACGAACACGTGCGTTGTTCTTGAGGTCGCGCATGCCGCGGGAGCTGGCAAAGCCGATGTAGGTGTCGACATCGCCGATCGACGACCGGGCCTTGAAAGGCCTGACCTTCGGGTTGGCCGCCTTCGCCATGCGCTTGGCAAGCTCGATCATCTCGGGCGACAGCTTGTCGGCCGTGTTGTCGATTTGCGCAATCGCCGCCGAATGGTCGTTGGACGCGTTGTTCGACGTGGCAGCGCCGAACAGCACGCGGTCAGCGTTGTCGGCGAGCCACGCATCCTTCTGCGTCTCGGTGGCGTTGGCGTAGAGCACACCGTTGATGGAGCCGAGCTGGTCGATGATGTTGTCACGATCCAGCTCCATGTTCCAGGTCATCAGCGCGTCCTTGTGGGCGGCGCGCAGATCGATGGCGGTGAGCTGCTCCTGGAACTTGGGCCACCGCACGGCGTGGCTGTACTCGCGAATGGAGATGTCGTGCGTGCGGAGGGTCAGGTCTTCCTCGTTACCCTCCAGCGTCTCGTTGTGGTTCTTGGCCGTGCCGGTGAGCTTGTTCACCAGATGAATGGTAATGGTGCCGCCCGGCTTGGTGGTGAGGTCCTCTTTGATCTGGATCAGAGAGGACGACCCGGTGCCCTCGAACTTCTTGAACCAGTTCCGGTTGGTGAAGTCCACGAAGTAGTCGTTGTCCCACTGCACCACTTGGGCATTGGTGGGAACCGCTGTCTCGGCCATAGTTGGCCCTCCTATTTGTAGAGATCAGTGAGCGGCGTTGGCCCGCTGTACGTCTTCGACGCGTTACGGGGCGTCACAGACGGGACCCGCGCCAGCGATTGCGGCGGCGGCGCCTTGGGTGCGCTTGCGGCAGGGTTCTGGGTGGGAACGGTCGGCTGCTGGGCGGAGAGCTTTGTTGCAGCGAGCTGCTCAACGTACTTGTCGAGCGAGCCGGCAGCAGCAATCTCTCGCCGGAGCTTGATTTCCTTGGCTACGTTGTAGGCGTACTCGGCCGGGAACTCCTGGGCTCGGATTGCTTGCCACAGACGCGGGTCAGCGTCGGCGGCCTCCTTGAACAGGATTTCCATCTCCTCGTAGTCAGGGTGCTCCTTGCGCATCAGGCGCTGGCTCGGAACAAGGCGAGCCATATAGGAGTTGTGCTCCGTCCTGCGCTCGACTTCCTGCAGCCGCTCTGCCCACAGGCGATCCCGGTAGGCAAGTGCCCCTTCCGGGTCCACCATAGGGTCAGGCGGAGCCTGGGGAGGCTGCCTCTCGGCATCCTGTTGCTGCTGAAGGGCGGCGTACATCTGACGTGCCGCAAGATCGAGCTGACCGTAACGCTCCAGGTGCGAGTTGAGCTGCTTTTCCAGCTCTTCCGCCCTGGTCCCTTTCTCCTTCCACTGGCGCGCCTTTTGGCGCGTGGCCTTCAGGGCAGCCTTGAGCCCGCTTACATCGCTCGGCTCGATCTCGTCGTCGTCCCCCGGCAGCGCAGGCGCTTTGTCCTCGGCTTTTGGAGATGCGGCCTTGGCGGCCTTCTCTTCGGCTGTGGCTTTTGCCTGTTCCTCGAAGACCTGCCCGGCAGCAGCAATGTCGGCGACCTCGTCTGGACTGAGGTCTTCGGCAGGCTCCGGCCTGGCGTCTGCGGGCTTCGTGGTGCTGTTCGGCTTGTCGGCGTAGAGATCGTCGAGAGAGGTGAGTTTTGGGTCCATGACCGTCCTAATGGATTTCGCCCGAGACAATCCCGGCGGCGGCACGCGGCTGCACAAATGCGTTGGAGGGCGCCCGGTGTGACCCCGGCGGCGGGCTTACTCGAAATGGTTGGGAAGCCGGCTGTTGCCGGCCCTCTAGTAGTCGATATGCTGTGGGCCTTAGACCGCGGGACCCGCGAGCATGTTTGGCTCTGCCGCCGGCATTGGCAGTTGCGGCGGCGGCATGTCTGGCGCCGCGTACGGGTCGGCCGCGGCTGGATATCCCGCATCGTTGGGCATTGGAGCGCCGCCGTCGCCACCCATCGGGCCGAGCCCACCGAACAGATCGCCCATCGACATCTGTGGTGCCGCTTCTGTCGGCTGCGCTGACTGGCCTGGCATGGGCGCCATTTGAGGCGGAGCGCCACCGCCATTGCCGTTGCTCAGGTCGAGCACGGATGGCCGCACCACTTGACCGACCTGGGCGTCCAACATGTCGGCCTCTGCCCAGGACTTTGCTGCGTCGGCCTCGACCTTTTGCGTCTCCCTCTTGACCTTTTCGACCTCGGCCCGGAGCTTCTCGATCTCCGTAACGAGCTTCTCCATCTGAGCCTGACCGGCCATCTGGTTCATTGGGTCGTTCTGCGCCTTCTCAAGCTCCTCCAGCAGGGCGCTCTTGTCACGCAACGCCGACGCCTTGACGTAAACCTCGGGCGGGAACTTGATGCCCGCCTGGGCGAGCTGCGCCAAAATCTCGAACTGCTCTTGCTGAACGTTGGCGGAATCCGGCACCTCTTCCAGGATGATGTCCATCTCCATCTCTGATGGGACGTTCTCAACCCGGATGACCTGCTCCAGCTGCATGCGGGTCAGCGGGTCTTGAGCCTGTTGCGCGAGCTGTGCCTTCGCCTGATCCTCCGGCACGCCATTGGCCTTTGCCTTCTCAAGCAAGTCGTCGACCATGCGGACGGGTTTGTTCAGCCCAACGAACCGCACGTTCTTTTCGTCGTCCGTGACCCTGATCCACTTCTGCGCAGTCCAATACTGCCGAACCATGGCCCACAACAGCTTATAGACGCGGCGCTTGTAGTGGTTGTGCCGGTCCAATAGGCGATAGATTTCGGTCTGCCCGCCCTGCTGATCCACCAGCTTGGCGCGGCCGGATGCACCGCGCTCCCCTTTGCCCTGCATGACGGCATTGGGGCCCATGAGATCGATTTCTTGCGTGGCGTGGCGCAGGAGATCGGCTTGGTGCGCAAACTGAACCTGGCTATCCAGTAGCTCAAAGCGAAAGCCCTGGTTTACCTTGACCAAGCCGTCCGACTTAGCCAGTTCCGTTCGCGCCTCGTCTTCGTCGTTGACAGCGCCGTCCTCTAGAACCACCTGCCGGACCATCGATGCATGCAGCATCTTCGAACGGCGCTTGTTGATCTCGTCTTGCGGGCCGATCAGAGCGCGCACAAACCCGTAGCGCTCGTTGTCACGGTTGACAAAGGCCGACTGAAGGATCAGCGGACAAAGGCTTTTGCCGTCCTCGTCAACGTACGGCACGTCGCCGTTCTTGATGACCCCGCCCTTGGTGAAGATGCACCAGCGCCAAGTGTCGCCTTTCTTGTGGTACATCTGCACGATGCGGACACGCTTGCGCCGTCCAGAAATCGCCCACTGCTTCCATGATGGGCGGTCGTCGTAGGTCTTGCCGCGGTCGTCGGCGATGGACTTGGCGATGGCGTCCACGGCGTCGGGCCACACGGCCTTCGCCTCTTCCTCATCCATCCACACAACCATGCCGAGATAGCGCGCGTCGGCGAAGTCGTGCTCGCGACTGTGCGGATCGTAGAACAGCCGATCCCAGTGGACATGCCCACCGACGATCTCGCCACCGCCGGTTTCATCCGGCATAACCGAGAACTCGGCGCCGCAGTAGCCCTCGATAATCATGTTCTCCCACCCCTGGGAGAATGTCTGACCGAGGCTCAGCTTGTCTCGAAGATAGCGCAGCGAATCCGAGCACGCTTCGGCCGCATCGTCATCGTTCGGGGTGCGCGGGTAAGCTTTGGGGTCGGTTCGCTGCGCCGCCTCGTAACCCAGCAGGTAGTTGACCTTGGTCTGGATGCGATTGATGATGATGTCGGGCTGGCCGCGCTTTTTGAGAATAGCCAACTCGGCCGGCGTCAGCTGCCGGT